CGTAGAAACCGCTTTTAGCAGTACATACGACGCGTACATGATTGTGTGTTCTGCTGGGGTTGTGCAGACCAACAACGTTCTGCTTTACGCGCAGGTTAAGGTTGGCGGCTCCTACGATACGGGAAGTAACTACCAATACCATACAGCCATACCTGTCAGCGCAACAGGTTCGTACAACGCGCTTGTGTCCGGCGGCAACGATCGCATTTCTATCTTCTCTACGATTAGCAACGCAGCGTCCGCATCTTTCAGTTTTTGCTTTTACGTGTACGCGCCCGCAAGCACAAGTTTGGCTAAGAACTTCACCTTTACCGGTGTGTGCAACACCAACGCTGGGGGCATGCAGGCTGTGACTGGCAGCGCTTCAAACAACAGTACTTCAGCGCTTACGGGGGTCCGTTTTTTTGCTTCGTCCGGCAACATCCAATCCGGCAAGTTCCGGCTGTACGGAATCAAAAACTCGTAGTAGAGGGCACCATGACAGCGATCGACCCCCAAGAGTTTGGCGAAATGAAGGCGACTGTCGCCAAACTTGACCGCCATTGTGAGCAGATATCCCGACAGCTCACGGAGCTCACGGCGCTGGCCAATCAAGAACGCGGCGCGTTCTGGGCCGCCATTTCGCTGAGCGGGCTGATGAGCGCAATGATGACGTGGATCGCGTCAAAAACGCAACTCTTTGCGGGCATTTTCAAATAGCCATGGCCGACTTCTTCCCTGCGTTCGAGCGCATGATCGTCAACGAAGGGGGCTACAAGCTCCACGATGTCCCGGGCGACCGGGGCGGGATGACGTACGCCGGCATCGCACGAAAGAAGAACCCCCATTGGGAAGGCTGGGATGCGATTGACCGGGGCGAGACTCCCAGCAGTTCGTTGGTGCGAGATTTCTATCGTGCTGAGTTCTGGGGCGCCCTGCGCGGGGATGAGATTGTCGATCAAGAGGTGGCGCAGACGCTGTTTGATTTTTCCGTCAACGCGGGCTTGAAGACAGCGGTCAAACTGGCGCAAGTGGTGTGTGGCGCCACGCCCGATGGTGTGCTGGGCCCGCGCACGCTGGCAATCATCAACGCAACGCCTTCGGAGGTGTTCAAGAGCCGCTACGCACTGGCCAAGCTCGCGCGCTACCGCGACATCGTCACGCGTGACCGCACGCAACTGAAGTTTTTGCTGGGCTGGATAAACCGTCTTCTGCGGGAGGCCACATGAACCCTTTTGTTGTGGGCGGCATCGTTGAGGCCGTAGGCAAGATCGCAGATGACTTGTTCACGTCGGACAAGGAACGGTTGGACGCGCAGATTGAGATGCAACGCATCGGCGTTGAGGTAGCCAAGATCGATGCAGACTTGCTGCAGGGGCAGATGTCGATCAACCAGACCGAGGCGCAGCACTCCAGCGTGTTTGTCGCTGGCTGGCGGCCGGCGATTGGGTGGGTTGGGGTTGCAGCCATGGCGTACCAGTTTGTGCTGTACCCGTTCATGGTGTGGCTGTGGGCGTTGATGCAGGCCAAAGGGTGGGTGCCAACGACGCTGACCGCGCCACCAATGTTGGACACTGAGGCATTGTGGGTGATACTGTCGGGCATGCTCGGGATCGCTGGGATGCGGTCATTTGAGAAAGCCAAGAAAGTGAGCACCCAGTGACCCTGAAAAAGCTCATCCTCAAGCCCGGCGTGGACAAAGAAAATACCAGATACGTCAACGAGGGCAAGTGGTACTCGTGCGACAAGATTCGCTTTCGCCAAGGCACGCCTGAGAAGATCGGGGGGTGGGAGCGCATATCAGCGGAGACCTACCTCGGTGTGTGCCGGCTGCTCGTGCAGTGGGCTACGCTTGGTGGCGAGATATTTATCGGTGTCGGGACACACCTGAAGTTCTACATCTCTAACGGCGGGGACTACTACGACATTACGCCGCTTCGCAGCACGGTGGTGCTGAACAACCCCTTCGACACGGTGAACGGCGACGCTACGGTGACGGTGCATGACACGGCGCACGGCGCCATTACCGGGGACTTCGTGACCTTCAGCGGCGCGGCGGCCGTCGGTGGTTTGACGCTCAACAACGAGTATCAGGTCACAGTGATTGACGTTGACACCTACACGATCGAAGCATCGTCCAACGCCACGTCCACAGTCACGGGGGGCGGCGGAGCCACAGTCTCTGCGGCGTATCAAATCAACACGGGTCTCGACGTGGAAGGCGCGCTGTCCGGCTGGGGCGGCGGCGCTTGGGGGTTAGGCACTTGGGGGGTGGGTGGCACGTCTACTACGGCCATTCGGGTGTGGAGTGCGGGGAACTTTGGCGAAAGCCTTGTGTTTGGCCCTCGTGGAGGGGCTATCTACTATTGGGATGCCAGCTCGGGTCTTGGGTCTCGGGGAGTTGAGATCAGCACGCTGCCGGGAGCGTCTGACACGCCTACCATCCAAAACTACCTTTTGGTCTCCGACATCAACCGCTTTGTTTTGGCATTTGGAGCAAACCCCATCGGCTCCGTGCAGCAAGACGGCATGTTGGTTCGCTGGAGCGACCAAGAAGACGTGGCCAACTGGTCTCCGGGGGCAACGTCACAGGCCGGGGATTTGCGGCTGTCGCGGGGGTCTGTTATTGTGGCGGCCATTCAAACCCGGCAGGAAGTTGTCACCATCACTGATTCGGCGGTGTATTCGATCCAGTACGTTGGAGCCCCTGACTTCTGGGCAGCGCAGCTTCTTGGGGACAACATCTCCATAGCAAGCGACCGCGCGGCGGCAACGGCGTCCAACGTGGTGTACTGGATGGGCATCGACAAGTTCTACATGTATGACGGCCGGGTGCAGACGCTCAACTGTGACCTGCGCCAGTACGTGTTTGGGGACATCAACGCTTCCCAGAATGACCAGATTTTTTCGGGCACCGTTGAAGCCTTTAATGAGGTGTGGTGGTTCTATTGCTCGGCGGACAGCAGCACGGTCGACCGCTACGTGGTGTACAACTACGTCGAAAACGGGTGGTACTACGGCACTCTGACGCGCACTGCGTGGGTCGACTCGGTGTTTGGCCAGTACCCCATCGCAGCCGATCCGACCAACAGCAACCTGCTCTACCACGAGATCGGCACGGACGATGTGTCGACCGGCACGCCAGTGGCCATCGAGTCTTACATCGAGTCGGCGGAGTTCGACATCGACGACGGAGACCGCTTCGGGTTTGTCTGGCGCATACTGCCTGACGTGACGTTCCGGGGGTCTTCGGCGGCTTCGCCGTCCGTCATCATGACGCTCAAGCCCCTGCAGAACTCTGGTTCCGGGTACAACGATCCGCTGTCGGTTGGTGGGCAGAGCTCCCGCACCGTGACGCGCACGGCGACTATTCCCGTGGAGGCATTCACAGGACAGGTCAACATCCGGGTGCGCGGTCGGCAGATGGTGATGCGCGTGGCGTCTACGGACTTGGGGGTCCAGTGGCAGCTGGGTGCTCCCCGGATCGACGTCAAAGCCGACGGACGGAGGTGACATGGGGCAGATTCGCAATCCGAAAGCGCCCAACCTGCCGCTGCCCGGCACGGTCTACACCCCGACGCAGCAGGCGCATTTGAACCAGCTGCTCAACGCTCTGCGGCTGTACTTCAACCAAATCGACTCTGGGCTGCAGCAGTTGCTGTTGGGGTTCAACCACTACGGGGCGTTTCACGACACCACGACGCAGACAATCGCTGTCATCAACACGGCATACCCGGTAAAGTTTAACTCCACAGGTGAAGCCTTCGGCATCAGTGTTGCGAGCAATTCTCGTTTGACCGTGACACGCCCGGGGGTCTACTCCTTTCATTTCAGCGCGCAGTTGGACAACATTGGGGGCGCTGCGCACAGCACGTATTTATGGCTCAGGATCAATGGCACCACGAACTTGCCACACTCTGCGGTTAAGCAGGTCATCAGTGGAACCAACGACGAGAAAGTTGTTGCCGTGAATTACCTCGCTTCGTTGGAGGCGGATGACTACGTTGAACTGATGTGGAGTTCTGACAGTACCAACACTGTGTTGGCGGCAATCGCTGCTTCGGCGCCGGTCCCGGATATTGCGTCCGCTACCGCAGAGGTGACGTATGTGTTTCCAAATGACGTGGCTTGAGGCACAATGATGAAACCTGTTCTGAAAGTGAAGGTGGGCCGTGGCTGATGCTTTGATGGACGCGTGGAAAAAGGCAGAGGCATCCGGGGACTACTCGGGCTTCAGCTACGGGCTGCGTGACTCCGGCCTGACGCCTGCTGCGCTGCAGCAGCAATACGGGTTGTCGGCGCAAGACCTCGCGTACATGCAGAGCCGGCCGGGGATGTCCGGGTTCGGTGCTGCGGCGCCTCCCGCTCCCGCTCCCGCTC